GCTGCAGGAGGTGACCGATGACGATGAGTGATCGCGTCGACACGGTCTCGCCGGACTACCCGATGATCGTCCCGCTCCAGGAGTGCCACCAGAGCCGCTGCCGCGAGCTGTGGCTGGACCGCTTCGGCGCCGTCGAAGAGCACGCCGACCAGTGGCTGCACGACGCGCGGGTCGACGTGGACCAACCCACGCAGGGGTTCGTCCTGAAACCCAGCGCGCTCACGATCGCCGGGTTCGCAATCGCGACGATCGTCGACCGCGAGTACGCCAAGGACTACATCGAGGTCGACGTCGACTTCGAGCCGTGGGAGCGGACGGGCATCCACCACATGCTGGTCGTCGACGAGGAGTACGAGAGCCAGGGCGTCGGCACCGAACTGGTCCGGCATCGGCTCGAGTGGCTTGCCGCGATGGACGTCGACGGCGTCGTCGGCATCTCGTGGCACCGCGACGGCCACCACGACAGCCGCCCGCTGTTCGAGGCGTTCGACTTCCACGCCGTCGCGACGGTGGAGGAGTACTACGCCGTCCACGACGACGCGCCGTGTCCCGACTGCGAGGGCTCGTGTCGGTGTGACGCGACGATCTACGCTCGGCCGCTGGCGGACTTCGACGGAGGTGAGGACGATGAGTAGCGCCGCCGGCGCGGATGAGGGCGACGACGACATCGTCGCGAGCCTGATGCGGACCTACCCGACGCCGCTCAACCAGTTGCTCGTGGAGCTCTACCAGTACAACCAGCAGGCATGGCTCTCGGGCCCGATGGCCCACACGCTCGAGGCGGCGTTCGTGCGGAACACGGGGCTGACGCCCTCGCAGGTGGACTGGGCGATCGGCGCCGCCGAGGCGATGGGCGGCGACCACCCGGCGTTCGTCGACGGGCGCGACGCCGGCGTCGACGTGGATCCGGAGGCGATCGAGTCGGACACGACGGCCGAGGACCTGTTCGGGGGTGACCTGCGGTGAGCGACGATGTCGATGACTCGGGAACTGGCGAAGAGGTCCATGCGGAGGATTGGATGTGTTTGGACTGCGGCGACGTATACTGCGCGCCTGAGGAGTCCATGCCGAACGACCTCCCGCGCTACTGCCCGAGCTGTGGTGACACCGTCGGGTGGCGGAACAAGAAGACAGGAAGGGAGGTGCTCGCCTGATGAGCTCCCAGAAGGGCTCGAAAGCCGAGCGGGAGCTCTCGAACTGGCTCGAGGACGAGGCGGGCTGGTACGCCCAGCGGACTGGATCCAGCGGCGCGGCGACCGACCGCGCTCGGCCGGACGTGATCGCAGCCCGCACCGAGCCACCGATAACCCGCTCCCGCGTGGCCATGATCGAACTCAAGGCCGCCGCCGACGGCACGGCCCACATCGACGAGTCGGAGATCCACGAACTGGCGGAGGCGGCCAACCGTGCCGGCGCCGGGGCGTGGGTAGTGATCCGCCCCAGCTTCAACAGTCACGACCAGTGGCACGTCTTTGCGCTCGGCGAGCTCCACGAGACCGACGGGGGCAACTACTCGGTCCGGCAGGCCGACCTGCCCGGCCGAACCCTCGAGGAGGTGTTCGGCTGATGTCGCTGTTCGACGCCTGGGAGCTCGTCGACGCTGCCCAGGAGCACGACGACGCACTCTACATCCCGGACGTGGCCCCGGGGGACATCATCCTCCGGACGCGCCAGGCTGTCGTCGACGACGATCGCTACGTCGACGGCCGCCCACTCTGCCTGATCGACACCGAGATCCTCGAGGCGATGGCGACGACGCCAGGCGCCCACCCCGACGCGACCTACCTCGAGCGCGAGCGGGCACTGGAAACGGTGCTGGTCCAGGCCGACGGGCAGGTGCTCCGGAACTACGGGACCGACGACCACGTGATCGTCTTCGACCCGGCGGCGGTGACGCTGGATCACGACCTGCTCGAGCCCGCGCGGGTGGTCGTCCTGGAGGTGTTCGGCGCCGATGCGTGACGACGCTCCGGCCTACGTCTCGCGCAAGAAGCTCGAGCGATCGGAGTGCGGCCCACCGATCTGGCACGCCCGGGAGGACTGCCACACCCCCGAGACCCACGCCGACGAGGTCGTCGAGATGACCGTCGCCGAAGCCGAGGAGAAATGCGCCCGGCAGGCGAACTGCTGCTCGACCATGCCTGCCCTGGAGGACCTCGACTGATGGAGCCACTCACCGTCGACGCCGACCTCCCGCCGGCGGCCCGCCACGTCGCCCACGTCCTCCAAGAGCGCGGCCCCTGCACCCAGCCGGAGCTGGTCGAGATCACCGCCGCGCCGGAGTCCACCGTCGACGATGCACTCCTGCGGCTCGGCGAGGCGGGCCTGCTCGAGGTCACCCAACGCTGGGCGGATGCCCGCGGCCACCGCTACGAGCTCGACACCTGACGGTTGCCCCGAGATTCGGGGCAAGGCGATGAGTTAAGCATCCCGACGCACTCGTTTCGGTAACTCCTACAGACCAGCAGCCGACCAGTTCGTGACCAACCCGAGAGTGGGGCCGTGGCCACTCCTGCAGTTCCTGTTTCCATGCCCATCTTCCAAAGCGAGATCCTCAGCGCCAGCGATACCTGTTCGAACTGCTTCGCCCGCCAGCGGCGCGAAGTGCAGAAGCCGGGCGACAAGTACAACGACACCACGGAAACCTATTCGGAGCGCTGCCGCTGGCAGACCTCCGTCGAGGACGTCCCTGGCCCCGTGGTCCACGACGCCGGGACGACGTTCTGCGACTGTGGCGTCGACAGCGCCTACGGCCGCATCTGGGACGCGCGCGATCTCGACGCCGATCGACGCAAGGCGCTGATCCTCGCGGCGATCGACACGCTCCGCGCGAAGGGCTACCGCGTCGACACCCGGGCGTTCGCCGACGCCGTCGTCGCCGAGCTCCCCGAGCCGGTCGGCCCGCACCAGAAGGACGTCGTCAACCAGGCGTTCGCGACCGCCGCCGCGAGTGACGCCGTCGTCGACGTCCCCGACGCCACCCCGACCGCCGCACGCCCATGAGCGAACACGCCCACCGCCGACTCCGCTGTTACGAGCTCGAGCACGTCGTCCCGTGGACCGACCTCTTCGACCTCTCCGACTGACCATGCCTTACCCCCACCGTGTCCGCTGTTCGCCACTCCAGCGCGAGGAGCGCGTCGCCGACGTCGTCGACGTGGACACCCGCGCCGACGGGACGGTGATCTACAGCGTCGAGATCGCGGGCCACCGCTTCGGCGTCGACGCCGACGACGTCGAGCCGATCGACCCCGACGTTGCCTGAGCCAGCCCCGATGACGCCGTCTGGACTCCCGAACGGAGGAGGCCGAGGGTCTGCATCGCTCGACGAGCGGCGGGCTAGCCCCAACATACGGCGAACCCAAGACCCCGCGTGTGGTCGCGTCCGGCACTCCTGCCCGCCGCCTCGGCCGCTCCCAGTGCGCTCTCCGAGCGCGGGGTGCAACTCCCCAGGCGGCCCTTCGACGACCTGCATGACCCTATGGCCACCAACGATCACCGCACCCTCGGGTCCGATATCCGAGACTGTAACGACCGACTCGACAACACGCTGAGGAGTACCTTCGGGATGAGTTTCCGCACCTACAAGATCATCAAGGCGATCACGCAGCTCGTGGCGGTCGGCGCCGGCGTCTACGCGATGCATCTGGGCGCACCGCCACTGAACGCGTTCGCCCTGATCGCCGTGATACTCAGCGGCCCGGAGGTCGCGGAGTACCTCCTGATGCAAGAGACGCCGACGAACAACGACGGGCAAGAGAACTAGCCGATGCGCACCCGACCGATCCGGACGATCGTCGCCGGGCTCGTCCTCCTGGCGTTCATCGCGACGTACCTCGCGATGGAGTGGGCCGGTCGCGAGCCCGACACGCTGATCCTGCTGACCGCTGCCGCGATCGCGATCGGCGCCGGCTACTACCTCTGGGGCGACGCGATGGGCCAGGGCGTCGACGCCGCGCAGGATCTCCAGGGCGGCGAGGAGAACGGCGATGGCTGAAGTCCTCGTCGAGCCGGACGACATCGCGGCACAGCTCCGCAAGTACGTCCGCGAGAACCCGGACGTCCGAAAAGACGAGTACGACTACGACGACGTCGATCCCGTTCAGGGCGCGTGCTACCTGCTGGCCGAGACGTACTTCCACGCGACGGGCGGCGTCGGCGCGTACGACGTCTACCGACTCGACTGGGCGGACGTCGATCCGGCGTACGACGGTGCGCACTGGTTCCTCCGTCGCGCCGACGATGATGCCGTCGTCGACCTCTCGCTACCCGACACCGAGGGCGGCGACGACGTCCCCTGGTCCGCCGCGACGCGCCGCGCGTTCATCACTGGCTACACGCCGTCGAACCGCACGCAGACCGCGCTCGCGGCGCTCGGCCTCGACTCCTGAAAACAATCGACCCCATGAACGTCAACGAAGAAGAGTTGGTCGGCAAGCCGCTCGACCAAGTCCCGCAGCAGGACCCGACCGACGAGTCCTGCATGGGTCGCCGGTGGGAGAAGCAGGACGGCGAGAAGCTGTTCGCCGGCTACTGCGGCGCCTGGCCGGGGAAGGGAACCGACCACGTCGGCGAGGGGCGGTGCAGCAAACACGGCGGCGCCGGCGGCTCGGGCGGCGAGCGCGAGAACGCTGGCGCGCCCGAGGACAACACCAACGCCGTCACCCACGGCGCCTACGCCGACGCGAACTCCTACTACCAGGACGTCCTCGACGACGACCTCCGCCAGTTCGTCGACGACGTCTTCGCGGACTACATCGAGGAGTACCGGGAGCGCCACGGCGAGCCGCCGTTGGGAATCGAGTCCGAGCTGTTCCGCGTCGCAGTGACACACGCGAAGGACATCGGCCTCGATCGGTGGGCGAACGAGAAGCCCGAGGAGCTCAAATCCGGGCATCCGCTCGTCGACAAGGAGACGACGAAGAAGTCCGTCACCGACCGGGACGGGCTCCCGCGCCTCATCGACCAGCACAAGTACCGTGAGTCGGTGGTGGCGTCGGCACAGAAGCGACTCTCGACGGATCGTCGGCAGTGGCTAAAGGACCTCGGCCTGCTCGAGGACCCCGAATCCCAGAAGGCGGACGCCTTCGGCGACCTCGCGAGCATCATCGAGGACGAATCATGAGCACGAAGCCTACCTCGAACTCGGAGTCGCCGCTCCGTCAGCTCTACCAGAAGTGCGTCGGCCTCCCGCGGTCCGAGCGTGTCGAGATTCTCTTCGACTGGACACCGACGGACTACCAGGCAGAGCTCCTCGACTACCTCGAACAGGAGGACGCCGCCCACGCCGCCCCGCAGAAAGGCCGACAGGTCGGGGCGACGATGACTGCGGGCACCATCGGCGCCGACCACGCCCTCTGGGCGCCCCAGCTCGTCGGCGAACCGACTGACGTGCTCTTCACGGCGCCTGCTCAGGAGACTGCCGACGAGATGTTCGAGGAAGCGAAACAGCGCTTCCGCGACGGGCCACTCTCCCTCGAGCAGTACGGCGTCGTCAAGGATAACGAGCAGACGTGGAAGTTCTCCAGCGGCACCCGGCTGCTCTCGCGAACGCTGGGGAACGTCGGCCAAGAGGACCAGCCGGGGAACCGCGGGAAGAGCCCGACGTGCGTCATCGTCGACGAGGCCGCCTACGAGAAGGACGTCGTCTACGAGGAAGAGATTGAGCAGTTCTTCATCACCCATCCGGTGTTCGAGTACTGCCTCTTCTCGACGCCCGCTGGCAAATCCGGGTACTACTACCGGAAAGTCACGCAGGACGACGACTGGTACAGCCCACACTGGCCGACGCGCATCAGCCCGTACGCCCAGGAGTCCTACATCGAGAAGCAGCGCAAGAAGCTGGACTCGGAGACGTTCGCCCAAGAGTACGAGGGTGAGTTCGCCGAAGACGGCAACTCCGCGATCCCGCACGAGACGCTGAAGCCGAACATCCGACCCGACGTCGACCGGCAGCCGGGGCGCGGCCGGTACCTCGGCATCGACCCGGCGCGTGGCGGCAGCGACGAGATGGTCGTCTTCGACATCGACGCCGCCGGGACGTACTGGAACATCTGGGCGTTCGAGACGATGGGCGGTCCGCGGTTCGTCGAACTGCTCGAAATCCTTCACCAGGGCAAACCCGACCTCGAGCACTGGGCGTCGACGCCGTCGCCGGCGACGGGGAGCGGCGCGACGCCGTCCTCGGGGTACGAGACGATCCTCATCGAGGAGAACGGCGTCGGCGGGTTCGCAGCGGACTTCGCCGAAGCCGGGCTCGGCTCCGTCATCCGCGTCGTCACCAGCTCGAACAAGACGAAGCAGAACATCTACCAGCGGCTGATTGCCGACCTCGAGGACGACGAGCTAGCGCTGCCGAACCACCGGAAGCTCATCCGGCAGACGACAAAACTCGAGAAGTCGTTCACGCCGACGGGGAAGGCGAAGTACGAAGCGCCGGCTGGCGGCCACGACGACTGGCCGGACGGAATGGCGTTTGCGAACTGGGCGCGGCACGGACACGGCGACCGGCTGGACGGCGTCGGGAAGTCCGTCCGCCGGCGCTCCGGGAACTCGCCCACCAAAGGCAACATCAGATAACCATGTCCTCACGAACCCCCATCCGCGGCCGCGTCGAAGCGCTCGCCGAACGTATCAGCCAGACCGTTGAGACAGTCACGAAGAACTCCCGCATCCACATCGAGAGTGGCGACGTCGACGACATCAACCCGCCCGACGACATCGACGAGTACCACGAGTACTACCGCAGCGTAGGGATCGTCCGGGCGAACGTTAACCAGTTCGTCCGCGACGTCGTCAAGCCCGGGGTCCGCATCGAGGCCGACGACGACACCACGCAGGCGTACTTCATGGGTGGCGAGGATGTCCCTGAGTTCGCACCACGAGGCGGGTTCATCCAGAACTGTGCGGTCATCGGCGGCGAGAAGCGCCAGCCGTTCTACCCGTATCTAAAAGTCGACATCGCCCAGCGCTGGACCAAGGGGACGACACTCAACGAGTACCTCAAGGCCGAGGACAGCAAGGACGACCCCGACGGCCCGATCACGGGCTTCAAGCACATCCGCCCGGAGACGGTGTCGGCGCGGACCTACGCCAACACGAATATCCTGCTCGAACCCGACGACACCGAGACTGCCGAGGAGGACGAGGTTACGCCACGAGAGGAAGCGGCCGCATACGTCCAATTCGACGACCAGTCGATCGTCGGCCGGCGCCAGGGCGGGATGGACGAGGACGAGATCTACCTCTCCCAGAACGACGTCCTGAAGCGGACGCTCGACCCCGACATCGGCGGCGACGAGGCGACTGAGGAGGGCATCTTTGGGACGCCCATCCTGAAGTCAGTCGCCGACGACCTCGAGGAGTATCGCGAGATCAAGCGGGATCGAGCCCGAGCCATCAAGACCAAGGCGTACGGCGTCTGGTCGGCGCAGTTCAACACCGAGAAGACTGAGCTCCCAGACGAGGTCATCCTCGAGGAGTGGGACAGCGACGAGCAGGACGACTGGGTCAACGATGTCGAGGGGATGGGCCCGGGCGACATCATCGGCCACGACGGGTCGATCGAACTCGACCAGTGGGAGCCGACAGTCCCGGACCTCAACGACGAACTGGGCCACTACGTCTCGGACATCCTCGCGCCGCTGCCGACGCCGAAGTACGCAACTGCGTTCGGCGAGTCGATCGCGAATCACGTCTCGGATCGGCAGGAAAACGCCTACCAGGACACGATCGAAGAGGAGCGCGAGTCGGTCGAGCGTGACTGGACGCAGGCGTTCCGCGAGGTCGCCGAGCGTCACCCCGAGCTCGACTCGTCGGGAGTCAAGCTCAAACTCGCACCCGAGGAGAGCGACAACCCGATCGCGTCGCTGGATGACGGGGAAATCGAGAAGATGGAGACGTTCATGGCGGCACTCAACTCGGGACTTGGCGACGCCGTCCCCGTCGACGCAGTCCTCGACCTGGAGGCGTTCCTCACGACGACGATGGACCTGCCCGAGGACGTCTTCGTCGACGGCGAGATCGACGTCGATGAGGCGGCCGAGGGCCTCGCCGGCACAGTCCAAGAGGCAGCAGGCCCCGCGGAGGCTGACGACTGATGACTGACTACGAGACTCTCCCCGTTGAGTGTCCTGAGTGCGACAGCGTTGTCCGCGAGGACCTCCCGCCGGTGGACGTCCTCACGACGTGCGACGGGTGCGGGCATCGGTTCTGGATCCGCCCAGTCGACCCGTCCGGCGACCCTGGTGACGACATCCCGCCGGGGATGCTGGCCGTCGCGTGCCTCAACGGCGGCGGCACCCAGGTCGTGTGTGGCAACCTCCGGGGTAACACGGCGATCCCGACGGCGGCGCAGGCCCAGGCAGTCAACCGGATGACTGGCGGGGCGACCGACATCAACGCCGACATCTCATCCGCCCTGGACCGCGAGGCACAGTTCGAGGCGCACGAGCAGGCGCTCCGGAGGGGCAACCACCGATGAGTGCGACTGCCACCGCCGGCGGCGCCGACGTCCCGTCCCAGACAGCCGCCCACGAGCGGCTCGTCGAGCGGGCCCGCGACCGCGACGAACCGGCGCGCGTCAAGTCCATCCGCAAGCGCTACGCCCAGCGGCTCCGCGGCCGGCTAGCGACGATTCGGGCAGCCATCCGCGAGGGGATCGTCGAGAACGACGCCCTCGGCCTGCAGACCGAGGCGCTGGCTGACGCACCCACAAGGCGTCAGTTCGAGTTCACGACCGACGCGGACAAAGTCGACGCCTTCGAGCGCTGGCTCCGGTCGCAATTGGAGGCGGATGTCCTCTCGGAGTACGGCAGCGAGAACCAGTTCATCGAGACGGCCTACCGGAAAGGCGTCGAAGATGCGCAACGCGAACTGGGGGCGCTGAACGCCATCGGCGGCGAGGCCTCGGCGGGCGCGGCCATCCGGCTGCCCGTCCATCAGGAGCAACTCGAGCATCTGTTCTCCCGCAACCTCGAGGAACTCCGCGGGTTGACCGACGACGTCGCCCGCGACATCCGCCGGGAGCTCACCAACGGCCTCGCCAGCGGTGACGGGCCGCGGGAGATCGCCAGCGACCTCACCGACATCATCGGCCGAGTGGAGGACGGCACGCCGCGAGCGGCGATGAACCGCGCGACGATGGTTGCGCGGACGGAGCTGATGAACTCCCACAACTGGGGGCGACTCCAGGAGTGGGAGCGCGCTGGCGTCACGAAGGTCGACGTCCTGACCGCGGTCGATGCCTGCCCCCAGTGTCAGTCCTACGCCGCCGGCGCGCCCTACGAGGCGGCGAAGGCCTACGGCAACCTCCCGCAGCACCCGAACTGCCGGTGCAGCCACACCGTCTGGACTGGCGAGTGATCGACCACCGATGACGCTCACCGGGGCCGAGGCCCAGACCCGGTCGTTTTGATACAGAGATCATGAGCACACTCGACCTCCTGAGCGACGGGGCCGCGGTGGCCGCCGTCGCAGGCGAACCGGACGATAACCAACTGCCAGTCCACGGCGTGTTGTTCGGCGTCGATGACGTCACGAGCGGACTCTCCGGCAAGCGAACGCGCTGGCCGGCTGACGTCCTCGAAGCGATGGCCGAGGACGGCATCTTCGAGGGTAAGCCGCTGACGCTCGCCGACTCGCTCGACCCCGAGCAACACGTCGGCGTCGAGCTGACCGATGACGGCCCGCGACTGACTGGCGCCGTCACGATGGACGAGAAGGTCGGCGAGGTCACGGCCACGGCGTTCGACGAGGACGTCGGCCTCCTCTTCGAGGGGTTCGTCGCCGACTGGGAGGCCGAGGACGCCGTCGAGACGGGCCTCGCCCAGATCTCGCCGGTCGTGATGCGTGAGGTCGAACACGTCGATGGCGAGGAGGGTGACTCCGACGCACTGTACGACGTGACGGACGTCCAGGGCGCTCGCGACGTTGCGCTCGTCGCCGATGGCGCCGTGCCCTCCAACCAGATCACCGTCGGCGAGTCGCCGGCGATCGACGGCGAGATGGCGGAGGCGCTGTCGGCGCAGTTCGGCGCCACCGTCGACGCACTGGCAAATGACTACCCGGGCGGTGATGACGGCCCAGACGGCAGCGAGGGTCAGAGCAGCCGGGGCACCAACGATTCCACACTGAACATGGACCTGACTGACAAGGAGAAGGAGCTGGTCGCGGCGGCTCGGCAGAAGGACGACCCGACGGTCGTCGAGTCCGACCTCCCCGACCGGCTCTCCGAACTGGAGGCAGAGATCGACGAACACGAGGAGCTCATCGAGGAGGCCGCCGAGGTCGATGAGCCCGAGGTGATGGACGCCGAGACGGCGGAGGCGATGCGCGAGCGCGTCGACGTCGTCGAGGACATGATGGCGGAGGCACTGACCGACGAGAAGGGTCTTCGCGAAGCCACCGTCGAGGCGATGAGTTTCGACGCGATGGCTGCGGAGTTCGAGACCGACGACGGCGACCTCGACGTCGAGGCGCTCACCCAGACGCCGGAGACCGGCTCTGGCCCGACTGGCGGGGGCGGCGACGGCGGTCCGACCGACGAGGACCGCGAGCGCATCGAGGAGATCGACCAGAAGCTTTCGTCACTCGGCAACGCGCTGCCGGACTCCCGCGTCGAGGCACTGCGCGAAGAGGCTGCGGACCTGGCCGACGCGGACGACTACGACGCGGCCCTGGAGGTGCTCTAAGCGATGACTGGAGAACCCGGACAGAACGGCGGCGACAGCACCACGACCATCGGCTACTCCGATGCGAGCGACACCACCGCAGCCGGCGACGCTGTCGGCATCACTGGCGGTGAGGTCGAACCCGGCACCGACACCGAGAACCTGCTCGGCGTCCGTGCCCGCGGCCGAGCGACCGAAGCGAGCGGCATCGCGCCGGTCGTCGTCGGCGGCCCCACCATCGCGGCCGTCGAAGCCTCGGTGACCGAGGGCGACGACCTCGACCTCGGGACGACCGGCGCCGACGGCGAGCTCGAAACGAGTGCTGGGGGGCCTGCCCACGCACTCTCGGACGCCGGCGGCTCCTGGCGCGGTCAGGACGCCCCGGCCGGCTACGCGTGGGTCCTGCTCTGACGACTGACAACAACCACTTCAACTGATTCAACATGGCTCAGACTGCATCCGACATCATCAGCGACGACGACGTGCGTGCGGTCGTCGAAAAGATCCGCAACAAGAAGTACCAGTCGCGGACGGCGTTCCGCGACTACGACGCGACCAACAACGACTCCAACGCGGTGGAGTTTCCCGTCTCCGACGGCGACTTCGACGGCGACGTCGCCGAGGTCCCGCCCGGCAGTGAGTTCCCGCGAGCGACGAAGGACTACGACACCGTCCAGGTGGCCCACACGAAGTACGGGCTGGAAATCGTCATCCCGGACGAGGACGTCGAGGACAACGTCATCGACATCACGATGGATCAGGAGGAGGACCTGGTCCGGGCCGAGGAGACGCGTGTCGACGGCATCGCCTACAACATCCTCTCGAACAACACCAACAGCGCCGGCCCCATCGACGCCGGCAACGAGTCCAGCGGCGTCATCGAGTACGAGGACATCACGCTCGCTCGCCAGCAGGCCTTCCAGGACGAACTCGACATGGGCGAGCTGCGGCTGCTCACCGGCGGCCAGAACATGAACGCCCTGCTGAACATGGACAAGTTCACGCAGGCGTCCGAACTCGGCGACCAGGTCCTCCAGCAGGGGATTCTGCCCCAGGGGAACATGGTCGGCCAGCAGGCGTTCCTCGGCGTCGCCGGCGACGTGCCGGTCTTCCTCGACAACACCGGCAACTACGACGAGGGCGAGGCCTACCTCGTCGACCCGACCAGCTTCGGCTGGGAGTCCACCCGCCGCGCACTGGATGTCTCCAGCTACTACAAGGAGGAGATCGAGAGCACCGTCTGGCAGATCGACGAGCGTGTCGGCTTCGCCGCCACGCAGCCGTCGGCCAACATCGCCATCGACACCTAATCGCCATGTGGCTCAGACACGAGTCCGGCGAGGCGACCGAACTCCACAACAGCCAGGTGCTCGGCGACGACTCGCCGCTGGCGTTCGACGAGGACGGCTACGCCGAGGTCGACGACCAGCGCGGGCAGATGCTCCTCACCATGCACCGCCACATCGAGCGCGGCGGGCACGGACCGCCCGACGCTGCGGACAGCGACGACGTCGACGTCGAGGACCTCGACGGCGAGAGCGGGACGCTCCCGCTGAACCCGGAGGACTACACCATCGACGACCTCGAGACCGAGGTCGCGGACATCGAGGACCCCGCAGCGGTCCGGGCGCTCAAGAATCTCGAAGCCGAGCAGGAGGACCGGAGCGGCGCCGAGGACGTGTTCGACGACCGCCTCGCCGAACTGGAGGAGTAACGCACCATGCCCGAAGCCAGCGCCGACGATGTCCGTGTCGAGATTCAGACACAGCTGAGAGACAGTGACATCCAGGGCGACGACGGCGAGGGCGGGCTCATCGCTCGGGTCGCTCGCGAAATCGACCGCGAGTACGACGGCACCGACACCACGTTCGAGGACTCCCAGCACCGCCAGGACTTCGAGGCCGTGCTGACGGCGCTGCGCATCGCCGAGGGTCTCGACCGGCGCGCCGAGACGGTCCAGACTGGCCGGTCGTCGACGACCTACGAGACCAGCGAGATTCGCAACCTCCGGAAGCGCGTCCGCCGGCTCGACCCTGGCGACGAGTTCGGCCACTCCGGCCGCGTCATCCGCGACGACGGCCGCAACATCTCGACGACGGGTGAAGACTGATGAGCTGGGGGACGACCATCACTGGCTTCGACGCCGCGACCGAGCTCATCGAGGGCGTCTCGGCGGATTTCGACGGTGACACCACCTATATCGCTGGGCCGACCGTCGAGTACGCGATTTACAACGAGAAGGGGACCAGCAAGATGGAGGCGCGGCCGTACGCTCGCCCCGCAGCGGAGCGGGTCGAGGCAAACACGGCCAGCGAGGTTCGGCGCATCGCGGCGTCCCAGGGCATCCCGCTCAGTTCCGAGGAAAACATCATCCGCTGTGCGGCGCTCGCTGTGCAGGACCGGATGAAGCGCATCGCCGACCGAAAGGACGTCCGTGACACGGGCGACCTGATTGCCTCGATTCGGATTCAGAAGGTGAGCTGAGATGCACGGCCCCATCGCCCGCATGATTCAGTCCCAGGGGCAGGCGTACACCGTCCGCAACGCCAGCGGTGGCGGCGGCCGGTCGACGCCGTCCTACAGTGAGACCGGCACCGTCACCGCTGTGTTGGAGTCGCGCGGGATGCCTCAGACCGCCACGGACACCGACGGGACGGAGGTCGAGACCGACCTGGAGCTCCGCGTCGTCGACGACGGCGTCACGCTCGTCCCTGCTGGGTCCGGCGAAGGCTACCCGGCGCTGCTGGACGGGCCGAACGGCCGGACGTACCGCCTGCTGGATACCTACGTCGACGACGGTGGCGTGACGGTCCTGACGGTGGTGACTGACTGATGCCTCGAGACGTCAAGCGCGACCTCGTCGCGTTCCTGCGCGAGTACTTCGACGCCTCGGCAGTGCCGGTCACGTTCACGAATGGCGACCCAACTGACCCGACAGCGGCGGGCGACATCCGGTTCGCCGACTACGACGGCGCGAACGACTACCCGCAGATCGCCATCGCCAGCGAAGACGCGACGCCGGTCGGCGGTGGCCAGACTGGCTACTCCGGCATCGACGCCGGCGGCGACGGTGGCATCCAAGACGTCATCACGTCCGTCCAGATCGACTGCTGGGGCGGCCCGGAGGATGCCGACGTCTACCAGTCGGAGGGGTCGCACCCGGACGTCGTCGCGAACGCCCTCGCTCGCGAGACCCACCGCGTGCTGTTCGAGGCCGACGAGGCCGACGCGGGCCCGCCGACGCCCGAGGGGTACGAGTGGGCCAACGCCGAGCCACCGAGTGAGGCCAACGACATCGAGCGGTCGCCGACGCACTACCGTCGAACCGTCGTCGCCCGACTCAAGCACACGGAGCGACCCTGACGATGTTCGTCACGAACGAGAACACCGCGACGCGGCGCCTCTTCAACGCCGACCTGATGGACGAGCCTGTCGAGTTCGCCTCGAACGGCACGGCGCAGGTCTCTGAAGCGGTCGGTGAGGCGCTCGTCGACCACTACGACACTATCCACCGCAAGGACTGACACATGAGCGAACACACACAGACTGCCGAGAGCGGGACGCTCCCTGGGCGCTACGAGTGGGTTGTCGAACCCGCGCCGATGGAGGTCCCGACCGACCCCGAGTGGAACCGCTTCTCTGACACCATCCGGTCGTTCAGTGCCAGCCCTGGCGCCAGCTACGCGCGCCAGGACGGCATCGGGACGCCTGACGCGAAGGACCACAATCGCGGCACGGAAGACCCCTCCGCCAGCATCGGCTACGACTGGCAGCGCTTCCCCGTCGACGGCTCAGGTAACCCCGTCGGCGCCGAAGCCTACGGCATCCTCCGCGACGAGTACAACCAACTGCTGGCGTCGCTGCTCGCCGTCGAGCGCACTGAGGTGCCGGGCGGCAACGACGGCGCCGGGATGCGCGTCTACAGCGTCGTCCGCGGCGCAAAGGTCAACACGGTCAACCCGACCAACGACCCCTCGAACGAGAATCCGATTCTGATGGAGCTGGAGTTCCAGCCGACGAAGGTTCGGAGCTACGCCATCCACCAGCCGTCCGCGGGAACGACGCTGGAGCTCACGTCGACGGCCGACACCGACACGATGGATGTCACCATCGAGTCCGAGGGGGCGTCGACGACCGAGACGATCTCCCTCGACGGCACGACTGCTGTCACGACCACCGAGTCGTTCGACGACATCGACGTCGTCTGGCTGGCTGACCAGCCCGAGGGCGACGTGACAGTCACCGACGGGAGCGGCACAACGCTACTGGAGATCGCCGGTGGGCTGACCTACAGCGACGACGATCAGCCCGTCGACGGCGACCAGGGCATCCCGGCACTCGGCGCCGGCAGTCACGCCGACCCCATCGGCACCAACTACGAGCACTTCGTCGGAGATCGCGTTGAGCGCCCTGTCGGGTCGCCCGTCCGGCCCCGCGTCCAGACGGCAAGTTGGACCGTTGAGAACGACCTGTCGACCAACTCGGTCCACGTCTCTCGACTGCCGACCATCGACGAGTCCGACCGGACGGTCACCATTGAGGCGGATGTCGCCGGTCCGAAAGTCAGCCACGACTCCATGATGGAGTCGCTGCAGAAGGAACAGCAGGATTACGAGCACGAAGTCGGTGGCGGCATCGTCCGGTTCAAGAACACGGTCGTTCAGGAATCCGGCGAGCGCCAGCGCGAGGCCTCCGGACAGGCGGTCTCGAGCATCTCGGAGACCTTCGCCGCAAGCGGTGACCCCGCTATCGAACTGGAGGCTACCAACTGATGACTGAGCACGACACACGACTCAACGACGGCGAGGACTTGGAGATCGCTCACGCCGAGGACTTCGGCGTCTCGCGCAACAGCGAAGGCGAACTCCAAGGCGTCAAGCAGCGGATCCCCGGTACCGACAAGGCCGTGAAGGTCAAGCCGATGGCCGGCGGCGAGTTCGAGGAGTGGAAGGACGTCCTCGAGGAGGACGAGGCCGACGACGATCGCGTCGATGAGTTCCTCCGGACGTTCATCCTGGAGGGCCTCGGCGCCGACGGGTACGACAGCGTCCCCGAGTTCATCGTCCCCGGGCTGATTCAGGCGGTCAAGAACGGCAGCGGACACGAGGTTTTTCGGGCCGTGCAGGAACAGCAGACGAAGGACAACCTGGCAGCGATGGAGGCGCTGGACGGGATCGGCGACGGGATGGCCGAGAATCTGCTGGGCCAGGCGATGGAGCAGGCGACCGACGGCGAGATGGACGAGGCAGCACTGGACGCGACGTAGGCTACCATGCTCGACAGGCCCGCATCGAGGCGATTCTCCACGAGGAGGCTGGCTACGACTATCAGTCCATCCCACAACTCCATGCGGCCGAGATTCGACGCTACCTCGAAGGCCGGCGGCAGCTCGTTCTCGACAAGCAACACGCCCGCGAGCAGCAGCGGAGTGGCGCAGGCTCGACGACATCGTCGAACGTCGCCGAGCAGAAACGTGACCTCGAAGCGGGTCGGCAGGCAGCGCGGGCTGACCTGCTCGACGAAATAAACAACGACTTCGGCGGCGAGTAGCCGCCGCACCCACTTCTCCACATGGCAGTCACAGGAGCATCTGAGGACGTACAGGTCGCCATCGGCGGCGACGCCTCCAGCCTGCGCGAGGCGACCGATAGCGCCGTCGACGCGCTCGGTAGTGTCAAGAAGGCCGCCGGGCTCGCCGGCGCCGCGCTGAGCGCTCTCGCCGTCGGCGGGCTCGCGAAGGCGACCCAGCAGGCGGCGGCGTTCGAGGAGCAGATGATCGAGGTCGAGAAGGTCACCGACCCGGAGACCGCCCGCGAAATGGGTGCCGCGATCCAGGAGATGGCCGCCCGGATGCCGGTCGCCCAGAAGGAACTCGCGGACATCACCGCGCAGGCAGGGCGGTTCGGCGTCGAGGGGAGCGAGGACATCCGGCAGTTCACCGAGACCGTCGCACAGATGGCCGTCGCGACTGACCTCTCGACGACGCAAGCTGGCGAGGCGTTCGCACGACTCTCAACGCTGCTAGACGAGCCGATGCAGAACGTCGACGACCTAGGCAACGTCATCAACGAGCTGTCGAACTCGATGGCGACGTCCAGTTCGGAGATAACCGACTCCGCGCTTCGGAGCTCGGGCGTCCTCACACAGATGGGCGCCTCCAGTGAGGACATCCTCGCACTCAACGCCGCGATGAACGAGGCCTCCGAGTCCGCCGAGCGGGCCGGGACACGCCTCCGGCGGATGGCCCAGGAGATCCAGGCGCCGAAGAAAGTCGAGGCACTCGCCGACGCGCTGGGCATGAGCGCCGACGAGTTCGCGACGATGCGCGAGGAGGACCCGACGGCGCTGTTCCGCGAGATGGCGTCGACGATGGCCCAGGGCGACGAGGCGGCCGATGCGCTGCGCTCGACGCTGTCGACCACGTCCCAGCAGGCGCTGAACGCACTCTCCCAGAACATGGAGGGGCTGGCGGATGCCCAGGCGATGGCCAACCGGCAGATGAACAACGGGACGTCGCTCCAAGAAGAGTACGAGGCGGCGTCGTCGACGTTCAACAGTCAACTGCAGGTCACACAGAACCGGCTTCGGAACGTCGCTATCCAGATCGGGCAGAACGTCCTCCCCGCGGCATCGACGCTGCTCGGCCACATCAACAACGCCATTCAGGCGTTCTCAAAGTGGAACCAGCAGAGCGACGGCGTCGCCGGAACCGTCGGACTCGTCGCCACTGCACTCAGTGGACTCGCCGTCGCAGTCGCGTCGGCCGTCTCCTACTTCGGCGGGATGACGGCCGTCATCGGCGCCGTCGGGGGCGCACTGAGTCTCTTGACGGGACCGGTCGGCATCGCCATCGCCGCTATCGCGCTGCTGGCCGGCGCCTGGCAGACGAACCTCTGGAACATCCGCGGGCACACGAAGCGCATCTTCGGTGTCGTCCAGTCGCTGATACAGACGGCGCTGTCGCGCATTCAGGCGTTCTGGGGCCAACACGGTGCCGCCATCATGAGCACCGTCAAAACGGTCTTCAACACCGTCGCCAGCACCATCCGAGGCGTCCTCACCTTCATCTGGAGCAACGTCCACCAGCCGATATTGAACCGGATTCAGTCACTCTGGGACAAACATGGCCAGGATATCCTCAACGCCGTGGGGACTGCGTTCACGACGGTCCGTAAGACCATCCAGTCTGTTCTGCAGTTCATCTGGGGCAACCTCATCCGGCCGACGCTCAACCGGATTCAGTCGCTCTGGCAGACCCACGGTGATGCACTGACGGCCGAGGCACAGGCGACGTTCGACCATATCCGGAGCGTCATTCAGGACTTCGTCACGTTCGCTGAGCCGTACGTCAACACGTTCCTCACCGGGCTACGAGCAGGGATCGAGGCGTGGGTAACCGTTGTGACGGCGCTGTGGGACACGTTCGGCGACGAGATCGTCGCCGGCCTCCGGCTTGCGTTCACCACGATCGAACTGGTCGTGGGGCAAGCCACCGACGCGATGCTGACGATCATCCGGACGGTTCTGGCGCTGATCCGCGGTGACTGGGAGCAGGCGTGGTCGATCATCGAGGGGTACCTCGACCGGACGCTCGGCCGCATCGAGTCGCTCGTCAAGAGCTGGAAAGAGACAGTAACGAGCGTCTTCAGCGGGCTCGTCGACGGCGTCATCAGCCTCGCCCAAGACCTCTACCAGAAACTCATCGGCAACAGCATCTTCAAAGACATCTTCCAGGACATCGCGAGCTACATCCGCAACGACGCCGCGTCTGACCTCGTGTCGGCGGCGACGAGCGCGGCGAATAGCGCCGCGAACGCACTCGTCGATGCGTTCAACAGCGTCCTGCCGGACTCGCTGTCCATCCCGAGCGTCTCCGTTGGCGGTGGCAGTCTCAACATCCCGTCGACGACCATCAACATCCCCGAGGTCCTCGGCGGCGGGTCGGAAACCATCGGCGGCGGTTCGCTCAACATCCCGCACGAGCGCGTCGGCGGCCAGTCGCTCGACCTGCCCTCGCTGGATACGGGCGGCCTCATCGACGACCCCGGCCTCGCGATGCTGCACGCCGGCGAGCGGGTCGTCCCCGCCTCGCAGGTCTCGGACCGCGGCGAGGTGGTCGTCGACGGCGGCGCCGACGCCGAGGAGCTCGCCGGCGCGATCGAACAGGCCGACCGGAGTGAGGCGATCGTCCGCGAGCTCCAGCAGACCCGGCGGGCGATCGTCCAACTCGGCGAGGAGTTCGACCTGACGATCGAGACGCGCAACGGCAGTCGTTACGATCCACGGAGCTGATCCTCGATGCTCACCGTCACTGTCGAATCCTTCCCAGACTTGACCGAGCAGGCCAGCGTCACCGCCCAGACGGCCGCTCACGAGGACGCGTTCGGGTTCATGCGGAAGGCTGACGCGACGCTGCTCTCGGACGCCTGGCAGACGCTGGACAGCGCGCTCGACCGCCGGAATGACGTCCTCCGCATCGACGACCCGAGCGGGGCGACGGTGATGCGCGGCCGGTTCGACGACATCAGCCAGAGCGGCGAGACGGCGACGGTGACGGTCGTCTCCGCCGAGCGGGATGCTGCCGACGCGCCACCGACGCCGTCAAATCTGGAACTCGATGACGCCGAACCGTACCTGTACGTCGATTACCTTCTCGACGAGTCGTTCAGTGAGACGTTCGACGGCGTGCCGACGGTAACACTGAGCGACGACAGCGAGCGGACGTTCAACGGCAAAATCGGCCCGATCACGCTGTCGAACGCCTCCTACGCGAAGGCGATCCGCGAGATTGCGGCCATCGACGGCGCCGAACTCCACTACACCAACCACGTCACCGAGGCATCCGGCACGCTCCAGCGAGCGGATCAGTTCGCGCTCCAGTACCTCGACGCCGGCTCCCGAGGGACCGACCGGACGGGCAGCGTCACACTGTCGCCGTCGAACCAGAACGTCGTCGGCGACCCGACGATCAGCGTCGACGACCGCCGAGAGGTAACGCACCTACGGGGCTTCGGCGCAAAGTCCGGGCCGAGTCAGGTGACTGCCGAGGCCGTCGCGAGCTTCTACGCCGGAGGCCGGCGCGTCTACGAGACGTATACCGACAAGGACATCCAAACCAAGTCGGTGCTGCAGGAGATCCTCGACCGCCGGATCGCGGAGATCAACGCCGACCCGCGCCTGCTCGAGATCGAGACGGCCGTCGTCGGCGTCGACCTCGAACTCGGCGATCGCGTCCACATGACACTACCCGATCGCGGCGTCGATCGCGACCTGCGCGTCGTCGAACTGACCGACCGCTGGGACTCCGACGGCCACGTCCAGGACGTCCTGCTCGGCACGCGTCGGATCACCCGGAGTCGCGAACAGCAGCGCCAACCCGAGCGGAGCGTCCGGTCCTTCGAGCGCGGCCACCAGGGCTACCTCACCGAGCTCCAGGCGACCAGCGGCCTCGACGACACCACGTCGTCGACGCCCCAACGCCTCCTCGTCGCCGACTACCCTGGCGAGATCATCCGTGAGGATCGCGTCGACCTCGTCGTCCAGGGGCGCGCCGATAGCGGTGGCTCCTACCCAACGGATGTCGAGATCGCCGTCGACGGCACGACAGTCACGACCGTCGCGGGGAGCTCGAGCAGCAACTGGCGGACGGTGGTCGATCTCACCGGCCACCTCGCGACTGGCGAGAACGAGATCACGGCGACGCCAACCGGCTCCGACGGCGCACTGAATCTCACCCTCTCGACACAGCTGTACCGCCGCGGCACAACCCAGACTGTGTAGCAGCCGACTCGATGACGCCAGCCGGGGCCGAGACCCAGACCCGGCGCCCTGATTCACCATGACCAATCAGCTTCAGAACACCGGCGAAGAGTACATCCTCGACAAGGTCGACGGCGAATCCCACCCAGTCGGCCTCTACAACGACGGCACCGACGCGCTGGCTGACGCCGACGACATCGGGTCGGTGACGACCGAGCCGTCGGGGTCGAACTACGGGCGGCAGACCGCCGCGTTGTCGACGTCAAAGAACGCGAACGGGAACTGGCAGGTGGACGTCGCCGACGTCACCTTCGACACCAGCGACTCCGACCAGTCGGTCGACTCGGGATTCGTCGTCGTCAACTTCGACTCCGACGATGCCGGCGACGGCGGGACTGCGAGCGACCACCTGCTGTTCACGTTCCCGATCGAGGACAGCGACGGCAACCAGACGTCGCTCAACCTCACGAACTTCAACGAATTTACGCTCAGCGGGCAGTCGCTGAGTCTGGACTGAGACCGATGCCGCTCGAATGGGGCACGCAATCCGACTGGGAGAATGCATCGAAGAACAACATCGAAGTCGTCAACGACACCATCCAGTTGGCGACTGCAATACCCGACAGCGGGGTGTCGCGTTGGGAGTTTGAGCAAAACGTTAATGACTCGTGGGGCAGTTTCGACGCGATTGATGGTTCCTCTGCGGGATATTCGACAGAAGCAGAGGTGGGCGAATACAGCAAATTATTGGATGGAACAGATGATTACATAGAGGTAGACCATAATTATTCCACCTTTGAAAATTCTGATTTTTCAATCACAGGGTGGGCCAAGTTTGATGCGCTGCATTCCAATAATGTGATTTTCGCTGGAGAGGATGGGGGAAATGCTGGAGATGGTGATACGTGGTGGTTTGTGGGCTACAGTGATCTCGAAAATAGTTGGCAGGTGCAGATAGATGAGGGTGGGGGAAATAAAACCGTTAGTAGTGGTTCAACTCCGTCAACAGGAACTTGGTACTTCATTTCGTGGATTGTGACGGCTGGTGGTGGGACAGAACTATACATTGATGCTAATAGCGACCTGACAACTGGATACAATGATTTCAACGCTTCGTCACATTCACTCTATTTCGGCAATAATGGCCGTGGGGAGAATTATCTTAACGGTCATATTGATGATATTAGAGTGTACAATAAGGCGCTTTCAGGCACCGAAGTATCAAACCTCTACAACACGGGGAGTATCAATGGATGAATCTGCATTACTTGGTGTCCGTGTAACTCATGCCCACGTACGAATCAACGGGGTCACTCACGACCGCGACGAAGTCCTTCAGTACCGCTCGGAAGCCCCGGCTGGAAGGGCTCCAGTACACGCTTAACGGCCAGTCCATCACTATCGATGTCGTCGGGAGTCCAGGAACCAGCAGTGAGGAAGTCGTCACGCAATCCCTAGATGGTGCAAGCGAATACGCACTCTCCTGGGGTAGCTCACACACAGACTTCCAGCTGGAGATATCGATATCGACGAGCGACGACACCGCGACGCCGACGGTCGACGACGCCGACCTCGGCCCTGACCCTGTCCGGGCTGGCGGGCGATCGCTGGCTGCAACCTCCCCAGGGGCCGGAACCACCAGCTCGGCCGGCTCCAACGCCGGCACGACAGGCAGTTCGGCAACGGGCGTTGGGGCGGGCTTCGGCGGTATCGCGACGTTCACCGGCGGCGACCCGGACGGCGTCTCGACGACCGTCGGCGCCGCGGCGTCGATCGCAGCCGTTCAGGCGGCGACCACCAGCGCCGCAACGGCCGTCGGGCCAGCGGCGAGTGTCGTCGAGCCGCGGGTCCACATCCGCGCCGAGACGAGCGTCCAGGGCGCCGGCGTCGCGCTGACCCAAGTCGGCGGCAGCGAGCAGACGGCCTCGACCATCGCGCCGTCGACGCCGACCGTCAGCGCCACCGGCGGTTCCCTCTCGACCACTGCGACGCCGTCGATCGAGTCGTTCGCGACGGCGATCCCGGGCGGCCACGTCACCGCCGAGACGACCGTGTCCGGTGGGTCGATACCGGCGTGGCTCATCCATCCGGCCGATGGGTCGGGCCCACTGCTCGCCCGGCCGGACTCGGTCTCGCTGGATGCGTCGACGCTGTCGCTCTCGGTGACCGTCCTCCGGAACCAGATCGGCCGCTGGCGGCAGTTCGACCGTGCCGGCGACCTCTCGATCGAACAGGGGTTCGGCGGCCGCTTCGAGGCCGTCGACCAGGGCGGGCGCGTCCGCGCGCCGACGATCGAGCCGCCGGCGGACCGCAGCCCGCCGTTCCGGACTGGGGAGTGGTACGTCAACGCCTACGACGAGGAGCAGGTCGCAGTCGATCGCTACCAGGTGTCGCTCACCCTCCAGCGCCTCGAGCCTCGGCTCGACGAGCGCACACCCCCAAGCGAGACCGGCACCTGGACGCTCGATCTCGCGACCGGGTCACTCGGCCTCGCTCCCGAGCAGGTGGGCCAGGTCAGCCAGTCCGGCACGACAGCCGGCGGCGAGTGGACGCTCCCGCTCAGCCTATCCGACGCCGAGGCGGCGGCGATCGTCGACGTCTGTGGGGTGCCCGACGCGGTCGTCTCCCGGGAAGTGCCTGGCGGCGAGGACGTCGTCGACGATACCTCGCCCAGCGGGCGACAGACGGTGACGCTCAGCCCGCCCGCCGCGGCGTCGATCCCCGGCGGCGACTACGCGGTCGAGGACTGGCAGCTCGCGTGGGACTCCTACGGCCGCCGGCCCTGGAGTGTGGAACTGACGCTCGCGTCGCTGTCGTGAGGCTCACCGGTACACGGTGAAGTAGCCCAGCAGGCCGACGACGAGTAGGATAGCTGCGGTTGAACTCGGCGTCAGCATCGACAGTGACTGCTCGATCCCTGCGAGGAGATCGCGTTCGGTCGCCGTCTCTGGAGGCCTCCAGTCGACGAACATCCCGAGAACATGATAGCCTGCATAGGCTGTCAAACCCGACACGAACACAGTCACGATAGCGTTCTGAAGTCGCCCCACGCCGCAGTAGAGCAGCGGTAGAAGTATTGGCTTTTCGCCATGATTGGTACAATCACTCCGGTAGAGATCGCTGCACCGCTCGTCGCAACCACTGCGCTGCTGCTGTTCGCGAGAGCGCTCCGCAGGCCGCGCACGCGACGCCTGCTCGGTCCCGCCGCCGATTGGTGGGAGACGATCCGCGGGATCGTGCTCCCGCTGCTGGACCGACTGGCGCGTCGACGCCTGCCGGGGCAGCACTACGCGGCCTACACGCTCAGCCTCGACGAGGTCGTCGGCGTGATTGACGCGCCGCCCGAGGAGGTCGAGCAGATCCTGTGGGAACGCGGTGCCCGCCGGATGCCGCTGGCGGCGCTGAAGCGGCTACCCATGCCCTACGCCGGCAGCGTCGAGGTCGGCTCCTGGGCGTGGCGCGATGGACTGCTCGCTGACCAGCAGGTCCACGTCATGCTGTTCGCTGCCGGCGAGGGACGGACGCTCGTCGCGGCTCATGAGGAAGCGAACGCGCTGTCGCCGTTCCGAGCGCTGGATCATTACCGTGGCCGAGGCTACGATGTCCCAGCGGGCGAGCGCGAGGTGCGTCGACGGCTCGACGAGGGCGTGTGGATGGAGGGGTGATTACGGGTCTTCTTTTCCGAGAGTCAGATTCGCGGCTCCATGGTCGCTATTGCTCCCAGATGCGGTCAGAAACACGACATCAGTTGCGCGGACCACGGACGTGAGGGTGAGCACGAACGATGCAACCGTCAACATGCTGGGGCCAACGCATACCGAGTATCCGAGAAGGCTGATGGCGAGTAGGACACTCAAGTGTTGGCACCACGCAGAAACACGGTCGATGCGGCTGCCCCACGGTTTCGGGGCCGCGATCTTCGGTGGGTACAGACGTTTGACCCGGACACCCCCGACGTTCATGATTACTGCACTTCCCAGAACGTCTTGTTCCCGCTCGCGAACACGCTGAACTCGAACGCCCAGTAGAGTGGCGACAGCCCCTCTTGGACTTCGTAGGCCAGCTCCCCACGCCGCGTCTCACCATCCGAAAGTGGCGTCCCCTCGTCGAACGCTCGGTCGAGCTGGCTGGTCGCCATCAGATCCTCCTGGTAGCTGTACCCCTCTCCGTCCTTCAGCATCATCTGGAGGATCGTCGAGAAGGTCTGTTCCTCGCCGGTGTTGTTCGTGATCGAGATGTTGACGATCGCGTACTCGTTCCCCTGCTCGGGTTGGGTGAAACTCCCCAGCGAGGACTCCGTCCGGAACTCGTTGACCGTCGTCTCGACATCACCGTACTCGACGGTGTCGCCGGGTGAGTAGATCTCGACCTGAAGGGTCTGCTCCAGCTGGTGGACGCTGTCCGCCTCGGACGTGAGGTCGATCGTCGCGCGCTCGAGACCGCCGAACAGCGAGACGTTGAAGTCGAACACGAGCTCGAGGCCGGAGGCGTCGGTCGGCACCTCGAACGGGATGTCGCCGCGGCTGACCTCGCCAGGCGCGAACTGCCCGCCGTTGAACGACTGCGTATCGCCGGTCGCGATCGCCTGGTCGTACTGGTAGTCCTCGTCGTCGCGAAGCCGCGTTTGGAGGAGGTTGCTGACCTCGGTGTAGCTGTCACTCGTGTTCTTCAGCGCGATCGAGGCGACGACGAACTCGTTCCCGCTGTCGGGCTGGTTGAACTCGCCGAGGTCGACGCCGCGCTCGAAGTCCTCGACGACGAGACTCATGTCCTCGCCCTCGACGAGCTCACCGATCACGGCCGAGACGTCCTCGGCGGCAGGCGTGTCGGTCGGCTCCTCTGTCGGTTCCTCCGTGGGATCGTCCGTCGACGTGTCCTCCGGCGTCGATTCGGGGGCGTCGGTGGAGGGCTCGGTCGTGTCGGTGACCTCTTCAGGGGGTTCTTCACCGGCGCAGCCGGCGAGGCCGGCGATGCCGAGACTGGCCAGTGTCAGGTAGCGGCGTCGGTCCATGCGAGACCGGTTGGCGGTGTGGTACTAAACTGTTTGGCCACCAAGAGAAAAAGAAACGAGTCAGGCGTCGTCGGCGCGGTCGTCCCAGCCGACGGCGTCGCGGTGCGCTTCTCGCTGTGCGTCGCGCCGCTCGCGCGCCTCGCGGATCGGTTCGGGCAAGCGACCATCGCGATCACTGTCCTCGCCGTCGTCGGCATGACCGAGGCCGCTGAAAGCCTCGGCGGCACCCTCGACGAACGCCTCCGCCACGTCCGCGATCGACTCGATCAGCGGCTGGAGCGCCGTGGACATCGCGTCGACGAACACCGACGCCGACGCGCTGGCGACGGTGGCGAGTGAGACGATGTCGCCTGGCTCGGCGTCGAGCTCCCCGCAGAGCGCGTCGGGGACATACAGCCGGTCGTGCTCGTCCGTCGGGAGAACGCTCCGGAGCTCCGCGACGGCGACGTCCTCGTCGGGCGTGCGTGGGTATTCGGGGTGTGCGCGCTCAAGCCGCCAGCGACCCCACTGGTCCTCGACAATCTCGTACTGCAGCGCTGGCGACTCGGGGTCGATCGAGAGGTCGCGGTCGGTCACAGCGTCACCTCCTCGCGAAGATCGGTCGTCGGGCGGGCCGTCGGCGGCTGGGTCGCGATCCGGAGCCGGCGGGCGGCGACGCCGACGACGGTGACGTACGCCACGCAGAGGGCGCCCATGCCGACACCCGCCAACGACTCGAGGCCGACGATCGGTGTCGCGACGATGCTGGCCACAGCTGCCACCGTCCAGAACGCGACGGCAACGGGCACCAGCTGTTCGGTGAGGCTCGCGGTGTGGTAGAGTACGTCCATCACTCCATGCGCCCAGAAGCGCGCCCGTTCAGACATCGCTTCCCTCTGGTTCCTCCACGTCCAGCGCCGCGCCCAGCTCCGCGAGCGCCGCCTCGATCCCGTCAGTGTCGACGTCCTCGCGAGCGGCGACGAGGTCGCGGTACGCCTCGCGGGCGCGGTCGAGTTCATCGACGCTGCCACACACCTCCGACTCGACCATCTCAAACACCTCGGGGAAATCCCTGTGGAGGACGTCGACGTCGTCACCGAGCTTCTTCCGCACCCGGTTCCGGACCAGCGACTCGACCTTGTAACGGTAGTTATCCGACACGTCTTTCTCGCCGGCGATGATCCGCCGCTCGGTCTCCGTCATGAGCGCACGGCCCTCGTCAGTCATCGACTCGGCTGTTTCGGTGGCTGCCATATATTACCCTATGCCGTATGTGCCACTACACCGCCATAGTTCTTACGGGAAACAGTATGCACCGGAAACTGTGTATACTATATCCGGTATCTATAAGTGGATGACTTACGATATTCAGTATGTGAAGCGGGGCGCTGACCGAGTAAGGTCGGCCCGGTGATGGCACACCGGACCCGCTTCGGAAAACCGACTATGAACCGAAGCACTCCCGACGACGGACGGCACGAACTTGACGGTATCGACCTGCCGAGTAACGCCTACGAACTGGGCGTCGACACGACCGGCGCGACGCACTACCACTCGGCGCTGGCCCACCAGGTGTGGGTCGTCGCCGACAGCGAGCTCACGCACACCTTCGACGTCGACGACATCGACCACTACGTCGCCCACGTCGCGGACACCCGTGGCTGGGACGACGTCGTCGACACCGACACGTCGCTGGTCGACCTCGTGATCGAGACGGTGGAGCAGTCCGGTGGCGAGGTGAGCGCCTGATGTCCGATCGTCCCCACGGCGCCGTCCAGCGCCAGCGGCAGTTCGCCGGCACCCTCCCGAACGACTTCGAGAGCACCGTTCTCGCCGACCAAATCCACGAGAACCTCCGCGAGGATCAGGAGCTCGCACGACTCTGCGATGCCGCCGCGGCGGCCGACGAGGCTGCCGAGGTGCGCCACGCCGAGGACGATGTCGAGGAGTCCATCCGCGAGGCGTGGGGGACGATCGCCCACGCCTGCCGGCAGCGCGCCGGTGAGGTGATCGCCGAGTCCTGCGCGACCGTGATCGAGGACGGCGACGACTGGGTCGAGGCCGGCCACCGCGAGCGCGAGGCCGTCGACGACGCCCAGTTCGAGGCCAAGGCGTGGCTCAGCTACCACAGCAACGAGGCCGAGCGTGCCGGCGTTGAGTACGGCTACAGCGAGGAGGTGAGCGCCTGATGTCGACGACCAGATCCATGAGCGACGCTGCCCAGCTGGACCAACACGACGTTCGGGCGCTGACCCAGTACCTGACCGTCCTCGAGGACCTGCCTCGCGTCGACGGCGCCGACGACCTCTACGTCGTCGTCTCCGAGTCCGGGTCGAGCTATCTCGTCGACGCCCGCGAGGGCGCCTGCGAGTGCGCCGATCACCGCTACCGCGACGTCGAATGCAAGCACATCCGTCGGGTCGCGTTCGCGACCGGCCGCCGCGAGATCCCCGAGTGGGTTGACGAGGACGCGATCGATCCCGATCTCGGCCGCCACGTCACGGAGGTGGACGCATGACTGACGACCTGTCGGAGTTCGAGCCCGACGGCCAGGGCGACTACGCGGCTCGCGTCGACGCCGCCCTCGAGGACGTCCGCACCGATCCCGTCCCGGGCAGCCTCGCGATCGACATCGTCACGCGGCAGGTACTCTTCGTCCGCGAGCGCGTCGCCGACGATCTCGAAGCGTACTACGAGCAGGAGGGGTTCGACCTGGCGACCTACGGCGTCCACCCGTTCCTGCCGGGCGTGACGATCGACAACGCCGCCTACGAGTGCTACTACGCCAACGACCTCTCCCTCGAGGGGCTCGACGAACTCGGCGGGCGACGGAGCTACGACTTCCCTGCAGGAAGGCTGGCCGTCGTACCGATCGAGAACGCGTGGCGGGACGTGGAGGTGGGCGATGTTTGACGACCACATCCCCGTCCCGGCTGGGCACGCCCCCCGGCTGGAGGCCCGCGTCGACGCCGGCGCCGCCGGCCTGATCGTGGCCAACCCCGACCGCGCTGACGAGGGCGCATGGATCCACGCCGAGCGGCCCGTGGAGGCAGAGCGATGAAGTACTTCTGCGCCACCGAAGGCTGCACCAACGTCGCAGTCCGCGGCACCGACCAGCGGGCGCGCTGCCCTGAGCACTTCGACGACGACGAGCCGCCGATCGGCGCCAATACGGAGGGGCAGCGATGAGCCTACTCGCGACCGCACTCCGGAAGGTCGCCGACCTCTCCGACCACGGGCTGCTCGGGACGATCGTCACCGAGCCGGCGCTCAACCGGCTGGCCGACCGGCTGGAGGGCGCCGATGAGTGACGGAGAGGCGGTGGAGGTCTCGAAGGAGACACTCCAGGAGCTAGCCGACTGTGCCGATGCGCTCCTCGAGGCGAGGTCGTCCGACGAGTATGGTTGGACTGAGTCGGAGTCTCGCGCCAACCTCAACGACCTCGCGGACGCGAAGGACGAAGCGAAAGAGGCCCTGGAGGCCGACGATGCCTGAGGTTGACGCGCTCGCGCTGCGGGGTCGCCTCGAAGTCCAGCTCGACAGCGAGGCCAACGCCCAGGCCCAGCGGATCGTCGACGACCTCGTCCGCCAGCAGGCTCGCGATGGCGACGATCGCGACGAGCCCGAACTCGAGCTGATCGTCTCGCCGATCCACGGCGACAGTCGCCGGCTGCGGATCCAGACGGCTGTCGAGCCCGGCGTCGCGTGGGCGCTCGAGGAGGCCGAGTGGACTGGCTGTGCCTGGCGGCCTGTTGGTCGCGAGCAGCTCGACCGCGTCGACATCGACGGCGACGTCTGGCACGAGGCAGATGCCACCAGCGGGCAGGCAACGACGAGGGGGCCATGATCCGGAGCTTCAGCGATCCCGAGACTCGCTTTCACCTCGAGCGCAGCGAGACGCCCGTCGACGTCGACGGCTTCAAGCTCGGTGAGTTGACCGGCGAGGTCACCTGTCTCGCGTGTGGTCAGACCGGCGAGAACATCGACGAGATCCCGCACGACCCCGACTGCGAGCAGCGCTTCGTCCGCTCGGAGTGGTGGGTCGACCACCTGCGGGACTGAGCATCCGCGCTCTTTCTGCAGTCCTTAACCAACGATTCGACCAGCGGCGCCGCCGGAGTTGGTTAAGACTCATCGAACCACACCCCCGGGACCGTCCGGAACTGTCGGCCATCGCGGCCAATTCGTCGGCCAGAGATCAGCAGACGTAGACGACAAGCAGTGTCTCTTTTTCGTCAGTGACGAAGAGGTCGATCGCGATGTGGCTGTGAGGCCCCTCCAAGCCGGATCGGGTCTCTTCATACTGCCAGAGGTTCTCGGCGATCGCCGTTGCTACCTCAGACGCTGCTCCCGTCTCGACATACGCTTGGCCGCCGACGGGCTGGTACTGATTCGTCGCGCCGTCGAACGCCTGACAGTCGACGCCGAACGACTGGACGTCCTGCTCCAGCGTGTCGCGATCGCGAGCCCACCCGCGGTAGTTGTTCTCGACCGCCCGGTGGTTGTGGTACTCCGCAGCGGCGTGAAGATCACTGCTCCACTCGAGCGATCCCCCAGAGCGCCGCGTGTTGATCTCGACGGCGACCTCGCGCTCTATCGCAGTCAGATTCACGCCGTCGTAGCTGTCGTCGTAGCCAGCGACCTCGATCGGCTCGGGTTGGCTGTTGAACAACTGACCGCCGACAGGGTCGCCCGACACCACCGACATCCCGGCCAGCAGCAGTAGCACCACCGCCACAACGGCCACAGCGCGCGAGGCGTACCACAAGCCACCCCGGGACCGGACGCGCTCGGCAGTCGGGTCGCCCTGGTCAATCTCTGCGTCCGGGTCGTTCGTGAGCTGCATCGACCCGCACCGACTACATGGCGGGGACCTGCTCGAGTACACCTTCCCACACCCCTCACACCGCCACCGCGGTCCTGCGTTGTCGCCCGCTTCCGGGCCCCCGGACTCGACATACTCCTCTTTGCGGACAAACGTCTCGCCAGCACACTGCAGGCAGGGTGGCTGGTTTGACTCGTGCTCCGCGCCACAGTCCGCGCAGATCCACGTCATCGTGTTGCATCGGCGATCAGTCGGACCGGAAGTAAGTGTATCGCCACCCGTCGGCGATTGGTTAACTCACGGTGATTGATTGGTTAAGCCTCCCAGTGCTGGTTTTCCTGATAAATCCCTGGGGTGGGGGGTTGCAGGTGTAACCCCCCTCCTCAGCCTTATACGGTGCTGGGTTTCCTCGAGCAGAGTATGCGTGGCGCGACACCGATCGGAACACCAATCGGAACATGCAGATCAGGGCGCCCGCTGGTGATCTGTCACCGACCGGAACCGTTCGGAACCCCGCGGCCGACACCTATGGGGCCGCGGCGTGTCGGGTCACGTATGCGCCACCAGGCTCTCGGCGGCGGTCGTCGATCGGGAGCCGCGGCGCTGTGGAGTCGCGGCGCTGTGAGAAAGATGCCCCTACTCCGCGTCGCTGGCTGGCCGGATCGTGATGGTCCCCTCGTCGCGGTTCGCGACGAGCTCGACATCGTCGCCAACGGCGAGGCGGACCTCCTGGAGGATGTTGGGCGGCATCGACAGCACCGTGCTGTTCCCAGATTTCCGGAGCTTCCGCTCCTCAGTAACGGCCCATTCGTCGGTGGATTCGCCGCCCTTCCCCATGCACATACCTGCCTGTGTGTGGCCCATAAGTCTTACTCGAATAAGACAGGCGCCGGAGGGACTAAAAGTGTGACCCCACACCCATACTGTGGACAAGACTTAAGGTATGACCGGAAGTAAGACATCATGTATGCCGGTTGACTACGACCGAGAAGCGGGCGAGGCACGAGCAAATCGGACGCTACGACAGTCTGGAAACAGCGTCGTGGTCTCGCTCCCGCCGGAGCTCCTGCACGAAGCGGGACTCCAGCAGGGCGACGAGGTCGTCGTCGCCGCCGGCTTCGGAGGAGGTGAGATTGAACTGCGGAAATCCAACACCGGAGCTCGATCGACTGACGAAGCATCGGCAGAGAACTAACCGCGCTCGATCGCGCCCACCGACGTCACCCGTCCAAAGCCGACGCCAGTGGGTCGCGGAGCGTGGCCCTGCAGACCACCAGCAAGATGGCTTCAAACAGGACCACCGGGGCAAATGAGCCCCACGACGAAAGTAGCATCGACGCAGGGACCATTAGTTACCCGCAGCTTACAGACCAGATCGCGGCGGACGACCTGTATCAGGCGCTGAGTAACTCGCGTCGGCGCCACGTGATCCGGGCGGTCCGGGATGGCGAGACCGACATCGGCACGCTGGCGCGCGAGATCGCGGCCGTCGAGAACGACGTCGCCCTCGATCGCGTCGAGAGCCAGCAGCGCAAGCGCGTCTACATCGCGCTCTACCAGAACCACCTGGACAAGCTGGACGCCTGGGACATCGTCGACTACCACAACGTCAAGCAGGCAGTCACGGCCGGGCCCGCACACGAGATCGCCCTCGAGGCGATGGCCGCCGTGTCCGAGCCCCACGACGAGCCGGACTCGATGCTCGAGCGCGTCGCGAACTACATCCGAGGTGGTGCGTGATGGCGAGCGACGAGCACGAGAACGCGCCGAAGGACGAACAGGACGATCCGGCGGGCATCACGGAGCAGGACGGCGACGTCTACGAGATCGACCTCCAGCTCCGCCAGTCCGCGCTCGTCGCCGTCCGCGCCGAGTCCCGAGAGGAGGCGTGGGAAGCACTGCGGCCGCCCCACGACCGCGAGATCCAGGAGGTGCTGGCGAGGACGCAGTTCACCGGCGCCGACTACCAGCCCGAAGACGTGATCGCGGTGAACGACGTCGACGAGGCGGATATCGACATCACCGACGGAGGTGACCGATGACGCGCACGACCGTCCGCGTCAGCGGCCACGAGCTGCTGGACGTGTACCACGATCACGATCGCGACTACGCAGCCGTCGTCTCGATCGGCGGCGCCGAGGCCGGCGAGATCTGTGTCCCCGAGGCGAGCCCGTCGGACCTCACCGTCCGTGGCTACCAGGACACCACCGACGAGCACGACCACGCCGGAACGTTCGAGGTCCGCTTCGAGGGCGACCAGATCGCCGAAGGCTACCTCCACAAGCGGCTGAGCAGTGCCGTCACCGCCGAAATTGGGGGCAGCATCATCGAGGTGCCGCCGTCCCAGCGCGTCGAGATTGACGTGTACGGCGAGCGGGTCAACGGAGGTGACGCCTGATGGCCGCCGGTTACGAGGGGCAGTTTGTGGTCTGTGGCGCGCACGAGGTCCGCTACCCGGCGTCGGCGCGCTGCCCCAACTGTCCGGACCCCAACCCCAAGAGCGTCCACCAGTCGCCGACCGACCGCGTCGACGTCGCCTACGCTGGAGGTGAAGCATGAGCGACGACGACCACTCCGACGACGTCGTCCTCGACGCCGAGCACCACAACGCGCCCAAGGACGAGAACGACGACCCGGTCGGGATCACGGAACGGAACGCCGCCGCGCTGGACCTCCCGGATCCCGCGGACTGCGACCACGACCGCACCGTCACGGCAACCGAGCACGACGACGCGCCGACGGGAATCGTCGTCTGTATCGACTGCGGGACGGAGGTCGACGATGCCTAACTGCGAGCAGTGCGACACCCAGATCCGCTCGGGGTCGCTGTGTCAGATCTGCGCGGTCGAGCGCAACCACGCCGGCGTCGATCACGACCACGACGACACCAAGACCTGTGCCTGGTGCAAGCAAACGAGCGCCGAGGGCCACTACGCCCGGACCGGCCGGTGGCTGTGTCACGACTGCGAGCGCGAGCAGCTGGCCACGCTGACCGACGCCGTCGATCCCGGCCTCGAGGCGGTCGTGCAGTGGGCCGTCGGCGGCAGCGAGCCCGAGGCGGATCCCGGCACGCTCGCGACCGGCTTCGAGACGGCGTCGACGCGGGCGATCGCCGACGGAGGGTTCCACACCGTCACTCGCGACGGTCAAGAGTACGCCGTCGTCCGCTGGCAGGAGTTCGACGACGATGCTGACCTCGAGATCGCCGAAGACGGCGCAATCGAGAACTACGACGAGGTCGGGAAACACACTTCGATCCGCCTGATCAGCGCCGATGCGATCCGCGAACAGGGGATGCAGGACCGCGTGATCGGCCCGGACCACCGCCACTGGCGCGAGGGGTACGACGACCTCGAGCCCGGTGAAGAAGTGCGGCCCGAGGAGGTGGGTGCCTGATGCACGCCGCGTCCCTGTTCCTCACGCTCAACGAGGCGCGGGATCCGACGATCGAGTCGAAGATGGACGGCGAGCTCCCCGCGGTCGACGCAGAGAGCGTCCAGTACCTCGACGGCCACGAGCTCTACTTCGGCAGCGCCGCGGACTACGTCGAGGAGCAGATCCAGAAGGTCCACATCGACAACGGGAAGATCACCACCTCCCGCGAGGACGTGATCCAGCGCAAGAAGGTGGAGTTCTACGCCGACGTCTCCACCGACCCCGGCTTCATCGGCGTCTCCTCGGAGGGTGACGGCGAGTGGCTGGTCAAGCGCATCGCCGCGAAGACCGGCGTCGAGGTGACAGAGACGCGCGTCGACGTCGACGAGTTCGCCGCGCGGATCCGCGAGGAGGCCGACGCACCCAACGCCTGGAACGTCAGCCGCCAAGAAGACTACGGCGGGGGGATGGAGGAGACGTCGATCGACTACCACCGTTCGGCAGATCTCGACGCCGCCCAGGGCGGCACCATCGGGCTCGGGTTCGAGTACTTCTGGGACGACACCCGCGTCGAGGGGATCGTCTACGAGAGTGGCTACGTCGCCCTCTACAGCGACACCATCTCCGAAGTGTTCGGGGCGTGGGTTCGCGAGGAGGTGCTTCCGCACCTCTACATCCCGGACGTCGACGACGAGACTGAACAGGACACGCTCACCGAGGATGAGCGGGACCGCGCCGAGGTAGCCGCCGATGGCGGTGACTCGGAGGGGAGCCTCGACGACCTGGACACCGTCAACGATCCCGGAGGTGAGCACTGATGGGTGAGGTCACTCGCGAAGACCTGCTTGCCCGCCAGGAGCACGACCCCGGCGATCCCGACGACACGGTGTACGTCCGCCCCGCTGGCTCGCCCGGCAGCGACTCGCGGACGACGCCGCGGATCTACCACGACGACGCGGGTTGTCGCAACCTCGGCGACGACCCCGACGAGAGCACGCGGGCCGCCGAACAGCAGCGCTGGCGCGGCCCGTGTAAGGACTGCGTCCTCGCGGACGTGGAGGTGCCGGCATGAGCGGCGACTACAAAGTCGTCGACAAGGTCTCGCGGGAGACGGCCCAGCATCTCGAGCCGACCGACGCGACCGTCGCCTACTACGAAGAGCGCGACGAGTGGTACGTCCTCGAGCGACCCGAGGCCAGGGGTGACGCCTGATGGCGGACGATCTTCGCGCACAGCTCCCCGACCGCTGCCCGAGTTGCGGGCACGACCCGACCGGCGACGACGAGGAGTTTACGTCCGGCGGCGGGTGGGTCCACAGCACCAGCATCGAGGACGGCATCTGGATCGAACGGATGCGCTGCCCGCGGACGTCGTGCCGGACGGTCGTCGCGAAGACCGAGCAGCGACCGGAGGGGCGAGCATGAGTACCCAGATCGCCCCCGGCCGCATCCTCTCACTGCTGATCCTCGCCGCCGGCGTGGGCACGCTGACGGCCGCGCTCGCGACGATCGGCGTCACGCTGCTGGACGTCGTCGGCGTCAGTGCGGTCCTCGGGCTGTTCGTCGCCGCGGTCGCCCTCCGGAGGTGGTCCCGGTGAGTGTCTTCGCCACGAAGCACCTCAACCTCCAGCGCTGGCCACAGCGAGGCGATCCCGCGCAGCATCCAACCCGTGTCTGGGACCGGGGCGAGCAGCTCGACATGTCCCACGCACAGAACGGCGAGGATCGAGTCCCCGACCACGACGAAGCTCGCTATGACGAACAGACTCAGACCGTGCTGTTCCGGTGCGGCGACCGACTCGTGACCTGCTACTCGATCGTCGACTCGATGGTGACGAACGATCAGGGCGAAGCGGCTCGGGAAGCTGTCGAGGCACAGTTCGGCCCAGTATCAACCAGTAACCGCGATACAGAACCCCAGCGATGAGCGCAACACACCAACCAACCGACGCCGAAGAGATGAGCGAGGACGACAAAGACGACCTGCTCGAGCGGCTCGCCGATCGGTTCGCAGATGACCCGGAGCTCAGCGCCGCTCTAGAGCTGGCGAGTCAGGCGTCGGAGGAGAGCAACTCATGAAGGGCGTCGAGGTCCATCTCCGACCGGCGCTCCTCGACGACGCGCTTCCCCTCGAGGATGTCGCGGCGTTCGTCCCGGTCGTCGGCGTCGAGCATCTGTTCGTCGAGCCGGTCGAGGAGGGTGTCGACCAGCTCCTCCTTCTCGACGGCCTCCTGAGTGAGCGCCTGGTCGCAGGCGTAACACCGCGAGCGTGCGGCATCGTTCAACTCACCGCATCGGACGCACTCGATCATCTCCGGTCCCTCGTCGTCGACCTCGACGTCGACGCCGTGGGCGGAGGCGATCGCGCGGTCGCTCTGGTCGGAGAAGACGGTGACGTAGCGGGCGGCCTTGTCGGAGCCGGTGACCCAGCCGTGGTGATCCTCGAGGAAGGCCTGGTTGACGTTCTGGCTGGCGAGGTAGCTGGCCGAGGACTTCCGGAAGCGAGTCGGCGTGGGCTTCGCGGGGAGCTGGACATCGGCCCGGTCACCGGCCTCGTAGAGTGCCTTGCGAAGCATGTTCGCGGAGATGCGCTCGGGCGAGGAGAGCTTCGTCCAGAGGTAGTCGTCGCGATCGCCGGGATGGTGCTCGATCCAGTCGCGGACGAACGGGACGGACTTGACGATCGTCGGCGATCGGCTACCGTTCTTGCCGTTCTCGATCGAGACCTTCAGCCCGTAGTCGCTGTCGGAGATGTCGCTGACCTGGAGTTCGTAGAGTTCCGAGGTGCGCGGGCCGAGGTCCCAACAGAGGGCGATCAGCGCCTCGTCGCGGACGTTCATGCAGGCGTCGAGCATCGGTTCGACGTGGTCCTCCCAGCGGAGCATCTTCCCGGGGTCGGGCGCGGGATCGTAGTTGCTCGGGTAACCCGCGGGAACCCACTCGAGGCAGTCGGGGAGGTCGTCGACGCCGAGGGCGTGGCGGCCGAACGCACGCAGCGCCTGTCGGTAGCTCCGGTTGCTCTCGGGGTTGTCGTAGTTCCGGTTGATCCAGCGGACGACGTCCTCGGCGGCGTCACGGTCCTCGAGGGCGGCCGCGAGCGTCCCGTCGTCGATCTCGCGAGCCATCTTCACCGTGCGCATGAGGATGTCGCTGTGGTGCTGCTCGGAAACGACGACGAGCTCCATGTTCCGGTGAGCCTCGAGGATGGCGTCGGCGTCGGCCTCGGCGATGTCGCGGCGTTCGCGACAGATCTCGGTCCGGCGCTGGATGACCTGCTTCGGGTCGTCGGTCATACACATCGGCTCGGCCGTGGGGCATGTAAACTTCAGGTTCGGAGCCCGCCCCGGCCATTCTCACGAACTGCTAGCCGACCAGCGACCGTACTGGCCGGAACCCGCCGACTTTTGCCCGTTGGGGACGCCTTCTGAGTCATGACTACCCACGGACGGACCGAGGCGATGGCGCTCCGAGAGCTGCTCACTGCCGGCGACGCACCGATCGGAAGTTGGGTATCGCTTGGCTCCCCCGCGGCCGCGGAGATGGTCGGCGCCCTCGAGTTCGACTTCGTCGTCGTCGACACCGAACACACGCCGCTGTCAGTCGAGAGCGCGGGCAAACTCGTCCGCGCTGTCGACGCCGCGGGCGACACCGACACCGTGGTCCGGGTCCCGGAGAACGACGCCACACAGGTCAAGCGGGCGCTGGACCTCGGCGCCGCGGGCGTGATGGCGCCCCGCATCGAGAGCGCCGCCGAAGCCGAGGCACTGGTCTCGGCCGCGCGCTACCCGCCCGAGGGCGTTCGCGGCGTCGCCGGCAGCCGCGCCAACGGCTACGGCGCCAATCTGGATGTATCCTTCACGTCGGCCAACGACGCCGTCGCGGTGCTGCCACAGATCGAGTCCGCCGCGGGTGTCGACCACGCTGAGGCGATCGCCCGCGTCGACGGCGTCGACACGCTGTTTGTCGGGCCTGCCGACCTCTCGGCGGATCTCGGCTGCTTCGGCGAGTACGACGACCCGGCGTTCCGCGACGCGCTCGACCGCGTGCTCGCGGCGGGCGCAGCTGCGGAGGTCCCCGTGGGCACGCTCGCGACCGGACCCGCGGAGATCGACGCCTGGCACGAGCGCGGGCTGGACTACCTCATCGCCGGCACCGACATCGGCTACCTCCGACGCGGGGCACGATCCGCCAGCGAGCGCTACGCGTCGCTGTTCAGCGAGTAGCGGCTCGCGAAGAACTACTCCGAGCCGTCGGCTTCCGCGTCGTCGAGGTCGGCTGCTCGTCGCAGGCCGTAGTAGCCCGGCGCGTCCTCAGCGGGTGGCTCGGCGACGACGAGATCGTCGGCGTTCGTCATGACCCACGGGATGGCCCAGTCCAGTAGCACCGACTCGGTCTCCTCCTCGATCTCGGCGTCCGGTTCGAGCCCCTGCAGCAGGCGAGCGATCTCGTACACCGTGTACATCTGGTCTTCGACCAGTAGCTCCTCCGGCGTGTAGAAGTCACAGGGGTGGAGCCGGTCGAAGCTCTCCTTGGCGCGTGGCATACGCTGGCGTTCGGCCGGGGCAGCGTAAACGCTACCGGTCTCAGCCCGAGAGGCAACTCCCTGTGGGTCTGGCGTCGAAAGAAAGCAGGACGGCGACGCGTTCTCGCTGCGTACTCGACACAGCCACGGCGTTGCGCTCTGACGCTCCGACCGTCGTCGGCGACCGGGAGCGGGCTGTGGCTGGCTTACACAGCGACGGCATCAGGCTCCGACACGCCGACCGTCGT